TTCTACGTTGTTTGTACAGTATAGAGTTGGTGGTGGTACAGGAACTAATGTTGGTGTTAACGTTATTTCTCAAATTGGAACCGTATCATTCTTTGTTAATGGTCCATCACAATCAATTAATACAACTGTGGTTAATTCACTTGGTTGTACTAACGTAACTGCGGCAATTGGTGGGGCTAATTTCCCGACTATGGAGGAAGTTAGAAATTTAGTATCGTTTAATTTTGCTGCCCAAAAAAGAGCGGTGACAGTAAACGACTACGATTCAATTATTAGAACTATGCCGTCACAATTTGGTGCACCTGCTAAAGTAGCTATCACTGAAGAAAATAACAAAATCAAAATACAAATATTAGCTTACGATGAATCGGGAACATTGACTGAGGTTGTTTCTAACACATTAAAAAGTAATATTGCGAACTATCTATCAAACTATAGGATGATAAACGATTATATCTCAATAGAATCGGCAAATGTGATTGATTTGGGGATAAATATTGATGTTGTATTAGACAGTAGTCAAACACAAGGTGCAGTTATTTCACAAATCATTACTTTAGTTTCAACATACTTTGACCCGTCTAACAGACAAATGGGTCAGAATGTTAATTTATCAGAAATTAGACGACAAATACAAAGTCAGAATGGTGTTATATCATTATCGGATATTAAAGTGTTCAATAAAGTTGGTGGTCAATATTCATCGTCTCAAACATCACAAAGATATGTTGATAGTGAAACTAAAGAGATTGAATTAGTTGATGATACTATATTCGCGGAACCAAGTCAAACTTACCAAATTAGATATTCTAACAAAGATATTAATGTAAGGGTTAAAAATCTATCAACAGTTAATTTCAGTTGATAATTTATTTTTATTCATAATCATCTATTTTTAAAAATAGTATATAAACTATTTATGTAAAAAGAATATTATGTCAAATTCTTATAGAATAAGAACAACACCTGGAGTAGATAAATCATTAAAAGTAACAATTGACCAAGAATTTGAATATCTTGAGATATTATCATTAAAAATATTACAAGACCAAATCTATACAAGACAATGCTCGGATTATGGGGTAGTTATTGGTAGGGTTAGTGTGAATAATGGTTTAGGGTTACCTAATGCCAGAGTTTCTGTATTTATACCGTTATCCGAACAAGATGCGGATAATCCGATTATTTCCGAGATATACCCTTATAGAGTAATAACGGACCAAAATGAAGATGGGTATAGATATAATTTATTACCTTATGCACCATCATATAATGGACACACTCCGACAGGGACTTTTTTTGATAGAGAAGATGTTATAACTGACCCAACATTAATAGAAGTTTATGACAAATATTATAGATATACTACTGTGACTAATGATAGTGGTGATTTTATGATATTTGGTGTACCTACAGGACCTCAAACATTATTTGTTGATTTGGATTTGTCAGATATTGGTGAATTTTCATTAACACCTAATGATTTAATTTCAATGGGTTTGGCAACATCTTCTATGGTTGATGGTAATAGTTTTAAATCTTCAACTAACTTAAATTCATTACCTCAGATACTATCATTCTCTCGTAATGTTGAAGTTGAACCATTATGGGGTGAACCTGAATTATGTAGTATTGGTATAACAAGGACTGATTTTGATATTTCTGAACAAGCTAATATTCGAATAAATCCTGTTGCGATTTATATGGGTTCTATGATTTCAGACATTGATGAATCATCAATTAGTACTAAATGTAAACCCAAAAGAAAAATGGGTCAACAATGTTCGTTAATTACGGGAACGGGTCAAATTAAAGCGATTCGACAAACAATAAATTTAGATAGTAAAGGTAGACCCGCATTAGAAAATTTCCAATTAGATAATGGTGGTCAAGTTATTGATGAGAATGGTGTTTGGATGATAAATGTACCAATGAACTTGGATTATGTAACCACAAATGAATTTGGTCAACAAGTTATATCAACCGACCCTAGTGTTGGGGTCCCAACTAAAGGTAAGTACAGGTTCAAAGTAAAGTGGAATCAATCACCATCTTTAAGTGCCTCAGTTAAACGAGGGTATTATTTGGTCCCAAACATTAGAGAGTATGGTTGGTCGGCTAGTGGTCCTGTTCCTGGTGGTACCTCGGATAGGATGCGTTCATATTCGTTTAGTGTAAATTGGGATGATTATGGGGATGATACGACTACTTTTGGTCAACAAATGATAATTGATGCTATTGATTGTAAAGATAAGTTTTATGAAATGGTGTATAACAAAGTGTATACAGTTTCAAGTCTAATATCACAATATAGACAAGGTGTTAATAAGAAAAAATTTATTGGTATTAAATTTATTACTGATACAACATGTGAATCTGATAATGTTAAATTTCCGATTAATGATGGTCAACACCAACCTGATTTTCTGTATACATTGTACATGATATTCATGATATTATTTTTCCCCACAATTTTCTCCTTATTAATGGTACTTCACGTTTTAAAACTTATAGCGTGTATTTTATTTCCCATAATTGCGGTTGTTTTATATGTTATTGGTGGAATTATTTACGCTATTGGGGCCATTATTGATATTATACCTGGTACGGGTAGTAAAGGTCAAGACATAAAAGATTCTGCACAAGGAATATTTGATGCCGCAAAAGCGATGGTTAGTCTATGTACTGAATTTAGAATACATGTATGTTTATTATCTTATCCTGATTGTGAAAACTGTGAAAAAGGTATGCAAGCTTCGACTGATTTAACACCACCACCTAATGCTACTACAAACTCAATAAATGCTAGTCAACAGAGTTTAGGAAGTTCGGGAGTAATTAGTAGATTTTATGATACCTCGGCATATAACTGTGGTTCACAACCTGTAATTTATTCGGAACTTTTAGCGGGTAAGGGTGATAAATCACAAGGATTACATCAATTGACTGGTGTGGGTGATGAATACGTTTTTAGTTCAAGTTTAACATTATCAAACAGACTAAACTTATTCAATACTAAAGCAAAATACTTTAATCCAGCAGTAACACCTGGAGGTGGTGTAAACCAAATTAAAGTTACTTTTGATGTTAATTTGAATCCTTCAGGGTCTACTTGGCATTTAGATAATGTGATTTGTGTTCCTGTTGACCCAAATTTTATTGATAGTTATGAAGTTGGTGGAATTTACACATTTACTGACCCGACAAAATCAATGGATATTAATTTAACGGGTGCAACAACTAATATATACGCAACGAACTCAATAACAGGGTCGACAATTGGTACACCAACATTAATTGCGAATGTGAATCAATTTACAAGACAAGTTAGTTATGCTGACCCTAATAACGGGACATCATTATCAACATTATACACGTTTACCGCATTTACTGAAGATGTGACTTATTCAAACTATCCGATGGATATTGAGTATTTTCAAGTAATTAAGATTCAAACAATTAATGATTTCTTAGCTTTATCATCAACGGCTTTACCAAATTCATTACCTTTTCGTTTTATTAATAATTACGCTTACTCGATTTATATTAAAAATTCTGGTTTTTATAGTAATTGTAATAGTAACTTTAATTTTTCACCTGTTAGTTGTTTTAAATCTTTTAGTGGTCAAAGTTTGGTTTTTATGGTTAGAGGGGTTGACCCAAACACTAGTAAAAGAAAATGTAGTTATGATTTAAGTAAGTTATATGGTCATTCATCGTTTGGTAATTCTAACTCAATTGTTGTTGGAGATTTTAACTTAAATATTCCAATACAAGGTAACTTACGTAATGTTAAACATAATTCTCCCGCAATACTTGCTGATAGTTCTACGGTAGATACCTATTCTAATCAGACGTTGTTTTATGATTCTTACCAATATTTACCTGGTAATCAATTTAGTGCGTTTACAACAACAATGACTAAATATTATTCTAGTTTAGATGAATCACACCAATTATTAACACCTCCTCTATCGACAATTATACCATCTGCTGGAGGTATTGCGGTTAGTGTGAATAATGACATGGCTAAGGAATGGAATCTTGTAGCTGGTCCATTTGGGGTAAATAGTTGTTATATTTATCAACCTAACCCTAATTCACCAACAACTTATAATAGAGGTTATTTCCCTAATGAACAAGTTGAAGGTGGTTCAGTTTTATCATTACAAGTGGCGTTATTTAATTTTCCATCATCAACAAATCCTTATGATACCAGTAGTTTATATTCTAAAATTTACGGAACTTTAAATATGGCGTTTAATTTGGGGTCGAGTGGTCGTCAAATTATTATGAGGTCAGATAGATTACCTTCATCAACCTCGGAATTAAATAATTCAGGAAATAATTGTGTTTTGATGGAAAACGGTAACTTAATGATTTATAGCCCAAATGGAGGTGGTGAGACAACTACATTTGATTTATCACAAGTTAGTTTTGATTCTAATTTTGATGATGTTACAGAAGATTTAGGTGGTAGTGATATATTGGCTAGTCTTCAATGTGATGGGATGGTTCCGTTAGGTTGTTATGTTGGTGATAATCCTGACGGTCAAGTGACCATAAAAGAGTCTGATAGTGCCTGTTTTACCTCAGTAATTGGAAAAAAACCGATTATGGAAGGGGGTTGTTATGTTTTCGTAAGAATACCAATTTTAAGTATGTTTGAGGATTTCTTTTATTTGGCTGAATGGTATAAACGACAAACAATTATGTATGGGGTTTGTCGTGAAATCTTTTCATTCATGTTTACCAATAATTGGATTAATGGTACTTTATACGCATTCCCATTCAAAAATACGACATATTTTGATGATGATAATCAACCGTTTTCTAAATATTGTGTTGATACTATGGTTTTTGATAGTACTAATGGGAATTATTATTATAGAAGCGCACCATATTCATATAGTAATGAATTTGTTGGTCAAGATTCGGGAAATAATAATGGTAACAAACGTAATTTAATGTTTCCAACAACTATGATGGATTTAGGACCAAAACAAAAATTTTTAGAGGAGGTTTCATTATCGAATAAATATAAAGGGTACGTTATGGATAAACTTGGTCCTACATCATATAATGGTATTGAAGATATACTTAGTTTATTTATTACGTTGAGAATTGCTAATAGTACTAATATAGGGGGTATAAACGCGTTTTTTAGTCGACCTAAACAAGGTATTGATGGTGATTTAGCTCAAATGTTATCAATTAATTCTGAAATGGGTATAGTTCCTTTTGAACCTGGTTATTATAGTGGAAACTCGATTTTTTCTTTTACTAAATTTGGTAAAGGGAGTGTTTTTGGGGTTTTTTATAATTCTGATACACAGGCGAGAGATTATTTAACTCCTAAGAGAATTATATATACAGGTGTTGGTAATGTTTCAGACAATTGTGGGTTAGAGGATATTCCGACATTTTCACAAGAAGTACCGTATTATCAATGGACTATTAAACAGAGAAATGGGTTCAAAGATAATGTTTTTGGTACTCAAGATAATGATTGGGACACTGACGGTGTTGCAACTGGTAACGTATTTTTTAAACACAAATATCAAGAGTTGGATAGATTAGAAAAAAGTTCAAGATATTTTAGAACAACTAACCTGAATCAAACTAATTATTTTAAAGGGTATATTTATTCGGTTGATAGTTCAGGACAACTTTCGGCTGACATAACCACTTGGGATAGAAATTCACCATCACCTGATTCGATTACGGTAGGTGCTCCATATCATTTTTACTTTGGATTAAAACAAGGTAAAACTGCTTATGATAAATTTGCAGAATCTTGGTTTGATTTTGATGATATTACATATTAATGAGTGAAAGAATAGAATATAGAGTTGTATTAGGGTCTTTGAGATATAAATCAGCTCCTGACTTAAATTTATTGTTTAAAGTACCTTTAGTACAAACATATAAAGAAAATGTTGAATTTGATAGAAATATTAGTATTGATTTACAACAGATATATGATGATGAAAGACAAGCGTCGACTATATTTAGACCGATTAGTAAAATGTCTTTATTGTTTAATAATGTGTATATGGGGACCACAAATTATTACCCATATAAATCAAGTTTATATTATGAAAATGAAAAGTCGTTAGCGTATAAAATATGTACTAGTGGTTCGACTGTATTATTTAGTGGGTTTCCACAATTTTATGAGTTTGATTTTGTAAGGATTGATAATGATATCTCAGGTTATACGACTAACGATAGTGGTAATATTAAGCATTTAGATTTCATTAACAAAAGTGCTTACACATATAATTGGTCGATTTATGTGAGTTATGTTTATGATAATTTATATAATAAAAAAATGTCATATTTTGATGAAATTGCAAATGTTGGGTTAAATTGGGTATCCTCGGATGGAATACCATTTGTTGTTAGTCAAGGTAGTGACCAATCTCAACCTGTAATTTCCTTTAGGTGTCCTGTTGCTCATGGTTTATCGGTTGGTGAATTTGTTAAATTAAGTTTTAATTATGATGGTATAGATTCTTTTCAGGTTTACTCGTTAGGTGACCCATTCTATGGTACTAATGAATATATTTTCAATATATATAATGTTGGTTTTACGGGTACGACTTTTACTAATAATCAAACGGGTACATTTAAACGTATAATTGACATAACGAACAGTGGTGAAACTATGTCGACATATTATGTCAGACAACATAAAATATTGACTGATGAGGATAGTATTGTTTTAGGTAAGTCAGGATTTGAACAACAAATTTTTAAATCTAATAGAAAACTTATAAGTAGTAATATATCACCAAATAAACAAAGTCGTATTTCTATTAAAAATGGTAGCACTGTGTACACTTCATCATTTAGTGATGATATTGATACGTCAACTATAATTGATAATCATAAACGACCGATTAGTGAACTATATTATTCAATAATATGGAAAGGGTATCTTGGTTGGACATTTGGTTTAACTAAATCTGGTGGAGGGTTTTATGGGTTAAAACAAGGATGGGAATTCAATACACATCCGTTGAATATTAATCCAACTGCGCCAAATACTTGGTGGAGAAATTCTAATCCCGATGCTGATACTAATTTTACTATGGGTTCTTATACTACACCGTATGGAATACCTGGTAAACCTTTTACATATGTTAAACCACCATCTAAAGGTGATGTGTTTGATGGTGATTATTGTGAATGGAATGATTATAGTCAAGAAGAACGAGTTATATCGGATATGTACCATAAATTTAGATTTAATCCATTTTATTTTAATATTGGTGTGTCCCCTAACTCAAATCCATTTGGTGATACTTGTAAAGGTTATTACTATAAACCACTTTATCCTGTAAAAATTAGGGCTTATTCTGATTATGTTGAGGAGGGTAATCCCATGAATGTGGTTGGTATACCTGATTATGCGTATTTTTCACAAAATGATAATAAATTTCGTTGGAGAGATATATACCCTTACGGATATGTTGATAATGATAATATTGGTGTTGATTACCCATTTTTAAACAATGCACATTATCCTTATATTGATATTATTTTCAGATTAATTGGTGAAGGAAGTAATTATAGTTATGGGTTAATAAACAATTCCGTAGTTGCGGAACCTAAAATTGACGAGTGTGAATAATAAATATAAATTTACGGTACCAGGTACTAATCAAAATATAACAATACCTATTGAAATTCAGTGGGATTTTTTGGGTAGAGATGATAGTATTGAAGTATATCAAGATGAGGTTATTAAAATAGTGTCGGGAATACCTGACGATTTTGAGGTAATTAGATTTGCTCATTCACCATACAAATCAGGTAATAAAACAGTTTTAAATTACGAATTTAATTTTTATTCGGGGTTAACTAGTAACGTTACTGCGTCAACAATTAATGATTGGACCAATAGTTATATAAGCGAAGGATTCACTAAAGAAGAAATTTATGGTTTAACTAAACCATTTAAAAAATCATTTTTTAAATTGGATTTTTACGATTCTAATGACGGGACTAAACAAACTAATTATTTTACGGTTATAATCCCATCATATAGTGGTTTATATGAAACTGTTGATATGTCGATAAGTTTAAAAAATGTAATAATCAAAAAACCTAATTTTTTATTTGATTATATTACATCACCTGGTGAAAACTCCATTAACATGGATGGGTTTTTCTATTATTGGTTAAAGTCAAGAAAAATAATAAATCTTGACACATTTTATGTGTCAATTAAATTTTTTGATGCTAAACGAGGTGTGTATGTTAGAATGATGACAGTACCTCAATCATCGTTACCTAATAAATTTTTATTTAACAATGAAAACTTTTTTTATAATAAAGTTGTGTTGGATTATAATGATAAAACCTACAAAATCTATAATTACTTAGGTAGTCGAATCGGGAATGGTACTCCCATAAAATGGTATGAATATGTTAATCCATAATGAGTGATAGAATATATAATGTAAGAATATCTCCTGAAGTAATTAATGGTGATATATTTTTAATTGACTATACAGGTAATTCTTATAACGAGGAATTTGATGTTGAAATTTGTTGTGATATTTTTACAAGTGCGGTAACAAAAAATTATACGGGTCAAACATTTGTTTATTCGTCAATGACTGAAGTATTATCGGGTGGTACTTACAATACGGGTACGACACAATATAATTCATTATTAACGGGTTTAACTATCCCTATTTTTATAAGTGAAACTTGCATCGACATTGGATATTATTCAACGTTTGACGGGGCGGTATTACAAAAGGATGTTGTGAATAATTTTTTATTTTCCTCAACCACATTAAATCCTTATGAATATTATTTTTATAATACCTCAGATATTCAATCTCTAAGTTACTTACAATTTTCAGATTATAAAGTTGATTGGGGGGATGGTATAACGGAAACAATAACGAATTTTTCACCTAATTATTACACCCACACATACGTTGCAAGTGGTGACTATACGATAAGTATGTCAGGTATGAGTCCATGGGGGTACAATATTATAAAAAAAGAAATATCGGTACCATATTCGGATGTGACAATAACAAATCCAAATGGTACTGCTTATTTTGTACCTGCAGGTGGTAATTGGTCGGGGACTCCGATAATGTATGATTATATTTTTAGTGGTGACTCTAATTGCGATTTAGAAGTATATGATGTTTCATCATCACCAATAATTATTACGGGTTATACAACGTCAAATGTTAATGGGTTGGAAGTCTACGGTAAAAAGGCTAATTTATTTGCTGAGAAATTTTTAATAGGTGTTCCGATAACGGGTACTTCAGGTAATATAGGTACGTTTTGGGGACCTGATTTGGGTAATACGTATACCGCCTATACAATTAATGATATTGATTACTATGATTATGTTGATGGTACGACAATTTTTGTTGTTCAATCATCGGGAATAACGTCAGATATGTTGGTTTGTTCGGGTTTAACAAAAAATGAAGTATTATTAAATGTTATTGATGATGCAGAAGTACAAAGTGATGTATTTATAGATAGAGGAAAAGTTAGTGCTTACGAAAGAGTACAAAGATTGAATGAAGTTAGGAGTATTGGTGAAATAGTTAATTACGGTTACGGATTTTTCAATATCATAACTTATTAAATAAAAAAAAAGATAATATAATAGAATGGCAACAGGAACCTATGGTACTATAAGACCCGCGGATGTATCTCCTGAAGATGTTGAAATAATTTTAAATTATACACCATCAAGGGATGAAACTGACAACTTTGTATTAAAAAAGTTAGACGCATCATCATTACTAAAACCGTATTTTAATAATGCGAATACAGGTGGTAATGCTAATGTTGAGATATTGGGTGGGTTATATAATTTAACTTTACCAGCGGACCAATTTAATAAAATTGGGATTTATACGTTATATATTAGACCTGCACAAATTAGAACAACAATCTTGGATTGTGGTGTTTTATCGGCACTTCCAAATGTTAAAGGTATTGTGATTGATTTAAATGCAGTACCATCTAATTATCGAAATAAATTTGTTAATCAAGGGTTAGTTGGTTTTAGAATTGAATACTTAAATTCTGATGGTACAAAGGTACCTAATTTTTTTAGATTAGTGACCTCATCATTTTTCTGTGAACCCGTGGTACAAAATGTTACGAACTCTTCTCAGAAGGCTATTAGGTATAGATATACTGACAGTAATAGTAACCTATTATTTTGTACGTTATCACCATCATCGGCTCCGACAAATAAACCAAATGCCACACCATATATTGGTCAACCTGACCAAGATATTATTATAACAAATACCTTTTTCAACCCAATCACGTTGGATATTGAATTGGTGGAACATGATTTCTCAACATTGGCAATTGCTCTATATGGTAATCAAACTAAGTCAATTGACGATGGTATTTACACTCTTTATGATACTAACAATAACATCTACAAACAATATAACCTTTACGAAATCAGAGACCAATTTAATTCATTATTATATGAGGTTAGACAAGATAGAGGCAATAACATTGATTTTAGTAAAAACTTTACAAATATAACACAATAATGGCGATTAAAAAATATACTTGTCCACCACAAAGTGCCACAGGGTCAGGAACCTTTTCCGATGATTTGGTTGGATTCCAATTAGTGCAAGGAGGTGGGTTAACGCAAGGTAATTTTGAATTTACAGAATCCATTACTGAAAAAGTTAATAGAACCTTTACAACAGGGATATTTTCTGACCCGATAAACCTACAAGGTTTGGGAATAGATACCGTTGAACAATCTAAAGCAATTTTTGAAAATAATTTTAAAGTTTATCCAAATTTTGATTTATCACAAATTACCAACTTTAATCTTTATGGTTCGATGGTTAAGAGAATTTCGGCTTCGGTTGAAAATATTATTAATTATTATCCTGCGGCGATTGAATCTACAGTGTATGCCCCTGATTATACAACAGGTGCAACGGCATTAAATATTGTTTACGATAGTGTACAAGATGTTACAACTTTTGAATTAAACATCGTTAAACTTAGAAACCCATTCGGTATTGATTTTACGGTTAACGCAACTAGAAATTTAGAATTAAGGGAAATACCTGTATCACAATTAAGAAATATGACGGTGGAATACGCCAAGTATTCTTTATACATTAATGGTGAAGGTTATTCATTACTAAGAATAACTCCTGCACAATCATTGGTTAGTGGGACATTAACATTGGTTGTTGAAGGTAATCCATTTAATGGGAATGGTGTTAGTTATGACTCATTAGTTGTTAGACCTAATGATTTGGAGGTTAATAAAGTATTTAATGAAAAGTTGGACCAAGTGGAAAATTTCTTATTAAATAGAAATGTTACACCAAAATATTCTGCAACTTTTAATATACCAATGTCATCTGAAGATGGGACGTATTATACAGGGTTTAAAACTGTAACATGGCCAATTAATTCTATTTGGAACATTGATATTATCACTGGGTCATTCACAAATTATTTAAGTCAACTTAACGAGATTAGTGTTAGTTTTGATGGATATAAAACTGACTTAATCTCAAGATTTTTAACTACGGGTGCGTTTAATGAGTTTGATACTACAGGTCAAAAAGTTCAAAAAGTATTACAAATATATGGTAGAAGTTTTGATGAAACTAAAAAATTCATTGATGCTTTGGCGTATGTGAACTCAGTAAATTATAATGTTGGGAATGATATACCGTCACAATTATTAAAGAATTTGGCCCAAACATTAGGTTGGAAAACAAATATATCCCCAATATCTAACGAAGAATTATTGAGTTCAGTATTTGGCGATAAAAACGCTCAAAAATCGGCATTTAGTGGCATTAATTCGGTATTAACACCCGATGAATTAAATTACCAATATTATAGAAATTTAGTCTTAAATTCTGCTTATTTGTTTAAGTCTAAAGGAACTAGAAAATCAATTGAGACTTTGATGTCGTTAATAGGCGCTCCTGAGGCATTAGTTGAATTTAATGAACACGTATATCTTGCCGACCAAAAAATTAATTTAAAACAGTTCAATAGTTATTTTACGTCAATATCAGGAGGTACTTATGTACAGGATACACCTGTTTTGGACTCCACATATATATTCTCTATCATGGGGAATACATACACAGGGTTTACAACACAAAACTCATTACAAGACGTTAATATAACTAGAGATGAATATCCGATGGATGATTTTGGTTACCCGTCAGCACCCGAAGACACTGAAACTTATTTCTTTCAATCGGGAAGTGGGTGGTTTGAACAAACACCTGAACATAGGGCTCCTGAACAAGTTAATTTAACCACAAGTGTTTTTACAGGGGCAAATCCTAGTTTCCAAACTTCATTAAAACCATATGCTTATGGTCAAGATTATTTAGATAGATTCCGTAAGTTCCCATTTATGAAACTTGGGTATAAATTAAAAATTAATGTTGATAATAATAAAAGTTGGACTGATAAAGAAGTTGGTTTAAGAAGTAACTTGGATGGTAAATATAATGCTAGATATTATACAACTAATGATAAATTAGTTTTAAATGTTAAAAACGTTGATTTATTTTTAAATCCTGGACAAGGGATAGCATATGATATTTGGTATATGTCGAGACAATATAATTATCCGATTCCGAATCAAGGAATGAATTATATTCCATCAACAACTATTACCTTAAATCTATCAGCTACATACGAACCTGGGTCAGTAAAAGCGACATTTAACGTTACTTCAAATGTATCAAAAGATTTTGACATTAGAATAGATTTTAAAAATACTTTAGGTAAGGTTTCAGGACCTGATTTAGAAATATCAACGGGTGTAACTATTAGTTCAGGGTCATTTACAGGTAGTACTGAAATAAAAGTACCTGACAATTTTGCTGATTTAACATTAACTAGTCTTTTTAGTAATATTGTTATTGGTCCTAATGCGATTACTTATGGTGTTGCGGTTAATCCTGTGTTCTTAACAGTACCGTCACCAACTGTATTACCAACACAATTTTATAATGTTATACCTAAAAATATCTACCCAAGTAAAGGTGGGGTTGATTGGACTGAAATAAATCCACAACCAAAAACACAAACATTTTTCGAATTTGCACAAACGTTTTGGTTGAATATGATTAATGTTAGGGATAGACAGTTTAGTGGTAGTAAAGTAGGTGGATATCCAACTTTAGGTTCAATATTTTGGAAGTATTTAGAATCTCAAAATGCTATTGGTGTTTCTAATGATAATTTTTCATACCAAAAAATGATTGAATACGTTAATGGTATGGGTAGTTATTGGGTGAGATTGGTAGAACAAATGATACCTGCATCTACGATATGGAACACAGGTGTTAAATATGAAAATTCAATTTTCCATAGACAAAAATTTGTTTGGAGAAGACAAAGAGGTTGTGAAATTGTTCCTGTACCTTGTAAACCTTGTACATTAACAACAAGTATATTCCCTATTGATTGTCCTGTACAATCAACAGAATGTCCTGTTTATCCATGGGATACTAGTCCAAGAATACAACAATATAGTGGTGTTTTAAGTTACTTATTAAACCAATATTTAAGTGAAAATGGTTTTACATTAAATAACTGTTTAATAAACTCGTTAAATTCAAGTTGGTATGTTGATATCAGAATAAATGATATTATGATAATACAAATACCGTTCTTTACGGGGGTTGGTTTAACAATACCAAATCTAAGTTATCCGACGACAAATACTGCGTGGGATATTGCATTAACTGATGCTTTAGATGAGTTGAAGGTATATGGTTATGATTATGATTTCACGGGTAACGACACTGTGATAATATTTAATAATATATGTTCAGAAAATGATAATGGGGTTAATTTAAAAATTAATGTCGGAATAAATTTTAATATTTTATGTAATTAATGGCTTGTCCTCTTTCATATAGTTTAAGTATTACAGGTGATTGTTCGAATACTAATAGCGGGGCGTTTACTATCGAAATTACGGGGACTGCTCCTGATTATACTATACAATGGTTAACACCTTCTTCTTATGGTACGATAGCGTTAGGTGTAGGTGTTACTGAATATACGGTAACTGACTTATCGGCTTCCACATATTCATTTACAATTATTGATAGTTGTAACCCAATAAATACTGTTATACCTGTTAACGTTTATATATCAAGTGGTACTTGTGTTTCAGTGGATGGGTTTACTAATACTTTATGTGGTAATGATAACGGTAGTGTTACTGCAACAACTACGAATATGTTTGGGAATGCGATATTTTACTTATACGACTACGATAATGGTTTTATAACTTCGGCATTAACTACGTATGAGACTTTCGAGTTCACTAATTTATCCGCTAGTACTTATTATGTTGTTGCCGATGATGGTGGTGGTTGTACGGGTAAAAGTGAAACGATTATTATACAAGACTCAAATACAGTTGACTATGGACTTTATGTGGTTAATGATGCGGGTTGTGCGGTTAATTCAGGTAAAATTTTTATCACGGGTTTAACGGGTAACCCACCTTACACTTATTTATGGTCAAATGGAACTACAGGTTCAACATTAACAGGTTTAACAACAGGTGGATACAATGTTACGGTAACGGATAATACAGGTTGTTCTGTTAGTAAGACGACTTTGGTTAGTCAAGTGCCCCCACTTGGAATTGCAACAATATTAACTACTGACCCATCTTGTTATAGTTCTGATGGTGAAATTACAGTTGTGGTAACGGGTGGTACCGCACCTTATAACTTTTCAGCATCATCAATTGGTAATTATTTTACTTTTGACGCTGAATATACATTTACAAATGTCTCAAGTGGTAATTATAATATTTTAATTACGGATTCAGGTCTATGTACCGCGTCGGGAATTGCTACTTTATTAACTCCAGGTGGATTCTCGGTGGTGTCTTTTTCGTATTCACCTTCTGTTTGTGGGTCTTCGGGTTTTGTGACAATGAATTTAAATGGTGGTTCACCTCCATATGTTTATACACTAACTAAAGTTGGAGGTACAACAACAACCCAAACACTTCCAAGTGCCACATGGACGTTTAATAATTTGACCTATGGTGATTATACCATATCCATTACTGATAATGGGCCTTGTGACTATACCAATTCATTTACTATTGAAAATGATAATACGTTTAATTTATCTTCAAACGTTACAGGAACAACATGTGGTAATGATAACGGTGTTTTTGAGGTTATAATATCGGGAGGTTCACCTAATTATACCTATACTTTAGATGGGGATGAAATAGTAATTACTTCATTAACTTCCCATACCTTCACCAATTTATCTTCTGGAATTCATAGTGTTGACGTAACGGATAACAATGGTTGTACTCAAACAATTGTTGATAGTGTAAACATATCTAGTGGGGTTGATTTTATATTAACGTCAACTGATTCAACGGTTGGTAATAATGGGACCATTACCGCACTAATAACGAGTGGAATACCACCATTCGTGTTAACGTGGAGTTCAAACGTAAATGGTCAAACAGGTATGACTGTTAATAATTTATCTGCGGGAACTTACACATTAAAGGTTGTTGATAGTAATGATTGTGAGAAAATTAGAACGGTAACTATTGATGGTAATGTATTTGTATCGTCATATCAAGTTTATAATGTGTGTGACTCTGATTTATCTAATTATGGTGAGTTATTAACTAAAGGACCTAAACAAATGTTATTGGAAGGGTTTTATGAGTTGACTCTAAATGAATTTAATTGTGTTTTAAATCAATCTATATTTGAAGCTTCAGTAACCGTTAGTGGTGTGACGACAACCCAAGAATTTTATACAGGAACTACATTAAATGAATATCCAACGGTGAATGAGTGGGATGATGTTATTGAGTCTATGTTACTTAGTTATGATGGGATAGCTTCGGTTACCTTCGATGTTGAAGAAAATAAAATGACTATAACAACCGATTGTAATAGTATAGTATCGTTAAATGATGCTGATGTTGTGATTAATATGGTTATATATTATGATATATCATGTGAATTGTGTACAGGGTGTTATACACCTGAATTTGAACCAATTAATTGTGAGATTACTAATGAATATTGTGAAACTACTGATACTAAAGTTATTTATCCGATAACTTGGAATTTATTTGGGGCTGATTACTTGAATGATACTGATATAATACCTAATAGATGTACTGAATTACCTAATTTTTATTATGATTGTAACGACCCTAATGACGCTGAAACTCAATTCAGAGAAATTAGGAATAGTTATATGAAGTATCAAAATAGTTATAATTTATTGATTGTTACAGGTCGTATAACTGAAGCGGAAAATTTACCTGTTGTATTACCACCATCGGCCGCTGAATTTGACTTTTTTTATTATGGACAAAATAATGTTGGATGGTATAAATTTAACGTACTACAAGGGTGTAGTTGTAAAAAAATATATGAAGATTTAGGTTTTGTGGGTCCTCAGTATGATTTTGATATAGTTTATTTAACTGAAGTACAATCATATGGCGATTTACCGTTAACTAGTAACTTTGCTACGTTTTGTTTTGTTATTGATGATAATGATTTTTATCATTGGGACCCAAATACAAATACTTGGGAGCCTGAAAGTACTCCAGTAATAGGTTATCCTGATGTTGAGGATTGTGCAGTAACACAAAGAGCTCAACGTGATGCGTATTTAAAGGCTTTAAACGAATTAACCTTAGCTTGGAGACCATTTACTTGGTCATCATTTCAAGCACCATTATATCAAATATTTAAATATAATTTTTAATTTACTATGGCATTTTTTTACGATAATTGTGATTTTTTTAACGATGGTGTGTACGGAACTGGTACAACTGAGATGGATTGTGTAACTTGGGAATATGTGGGTTCAATTGCAAATCAGACCACAAACGCTTTTTTAAAGGCGTTTTCCCAATATATTTTTGCCGCAAGTCCATGTGTTAATGGTGAAGACTGTGAATCAGTTTTTATTGAAAAAATATACACCGATTTTTGGCAAGGGTGTTATATTGATTTCTTGAAAAAATACAAAGTTTTTTGGAATATGATGTTTTGTGAAGAAAGTAAAATAATTGGTATCCAAAATGAGTCCGTAAATGTACCAACGATTGATGAGTCAACTATAACAGTTAACTATGAGGTTGATTATGGTGATGGTAGTTTTGATATAACAATAGCTGAGGGATATCAAACAACTGAAGCTGAATTTATGTGTTGTGTACAAAATGTTATGGTTTTAATTATGGATGAACAGTTT